CGGTCGCGCGGCTTATGACTCCGCGGCTGAAGGCGTGGCGTTCTCGAGCGCCAACGTCTGGGCCAACACCTACGTGTGGGTCGGAAACGTGACCGAGTCCGGCGCCGGCTACTTCGGCGGTGGCGCGGGCTTCACGCTCAACTGGAGCCAGTACGGCCCGGCGGTCGGCGTGTTCACCTACCGCGACGAGTCGATCAAGTCCAACATCGTGCGCGCTTCGCACTACGTCGCCGAGAAGGTGGTGAACACCAACGGCGGCCAGCTTATCGCCACGCAATTCAGTTGAGATAACGTTTGCGTAAACAAAACCTGCATCCTTTACTGGGTGCAGGTTTTTTTATGCACCCGTGGACCGGAACAAAATTTAAGGAGCGAAAGGAGCGCGCCGAAGAGATGCGCGCTTGGCTCAAGGCGAATCCGGATCGCAGGATCAAGAACGGCACGACGCGCGAGGATGGACTGATCTTTTGTGGCTACGGCGCAGGCTACGCAAACGGCGAGCATTGGGCTCCTAAAGCCGTATTTGAGAAACGAATGGAGGCGTCGCGGAATCAGATGCGTCAGCTTAGGCAGACCCAATCGTATCGCGATGGATTCAACGCCTACGCTAAGAAGCGCTACGCCGAACGTGCCGACGTGCGCTTGAAGATGAAGGAGCGGACGGGCAAGTGGTCCGCGGAGAACAAGCCGCGCAGGGCGCAGAGCTCTTCGGCTCGTCGCGCGCTCAAGCGCAGCCAGCTGCATCCGGCGCACGATTTCGTTGCCGAGGCCGCAATGCACGATGAGGCGCGACAGCTTACGCTGGCGACTGGCATCGAGCATCACGTCGATCACATCATCCCGATCAAGCACGGCGGATGGCATCATCACGAGAATATGCAGGTGCTGCCGGAGCCGGTGAACCTGGGCAAAAGCTCGGATCCGTTCTGGCTGAGTGAGGATTACAAGGACTTCAAGGACGTGCCTTCCGATCTCTGGCCCGAGAGTCTTGCCGACTTTTATCTGGCGCAGATGACGACCTGACGCCAACTGGGGCGCGGGTTTCTTTTTGACGGGTCCGACAGCGCAATGCGCGTCTCACTTTGCGTCATCTGCGGGAACGAGGCCGAGCACATTATCGCGATGCTCTCGAGCTTCGCGCCTGTGTTCGACGAGCTCTGCATCGTGCGGGCTATCGGAGCGAAGGAGGCCGACGCGACCCTTGAGATGGCGGCGGCCTGGTGCCGCGAGAACGGCAAGGACTTCCGCGGGGCTGAATACCGGAACGGCTACGGCGCCGAGAAGTGGGACCACGTCGACTCCTTCGCGCGCGCCCGCAACGCGGCCTTCGCTAAGGCAACCGGCGACTGGATCGTCTGGTCCGACTGCGACGATCTGCTCGACGAGGCGCACGACTTCCGCGATCTCCTCCGCACGGTCGCGCCCGAGGTGCTGATGGTGCGCTGTCCTTACGACGTCCGCGGCACGAACAAGAAGCTGCACCGCGAGCGGGCGATCCGCCGCTCTGCCTTCGAGGCTGGTCGCGTCTGGCATCACGACGTGCACGAGAACCTTCTCCTGCTCCCAGGTGACAAGCACGAGGACTGGCCGCGGCCGGTCTGGGTCCACGCGCCGAAGTCGGTCAAGAAGGAGAACCGCCGGCGTAATCTCCGCATCCTCGGGCAATCGGTTAAGGAGACGCCGACCCAATATTTCTACATCCACCAGGAGCACCTCTGCGCCGGAAATCGGCAGGCCGCGGAGCAGTTCGGGAAGATCGCTCTAAGCTTCCCGAACCTCGAGCAATCCTTCCGCTACGAGGCGCTGCTGAACCTTGCCAAGCTTTGCGGCGATTCGCGCGAGGCGATGAGCTACGCGCTGCAAGCGCACGCAGTCTTCCCGTGGTGCCGCGAGGCTTACGCCGCGATCATCCTCCTGCTCTTCGAGAAGAACGACGGCGCGCGTGCGCGCTGGTGGGCCGAAGAGATGTTGCGCCACCGCGAGCCAATCGGAGCCGACAAGCCGTGGACATCGGAGGCCAAGTATTACGGCTGGGCGGGCTACGATCTGGCCGCGCGCGCCTTCCGGCTGGCTGGGATGGAGGCGCGGGCTGACGTGCTTCAGCAGCAGTTCCACCTCGGCAAGCATCCGCGGATCTCGCTCGTCCACGCGACCCGCGGCCGAACGTCGAAGGCGGTCGCCTGCCGTGAGGCTTGGCTCGGGCTCGCGCAGGATCCGACGCGCATCGAGCACGTTTTTGCCGTGGACGCGGACGACAAGGAGTCGGTCACGATGGGCAAGCAGTTCCTCAGCGTCGTCTCGGAGAAGCGCTCCTGCGTCGCAGCCTGGAACCTCGCAGCCAAGAAGGCGCGCGGCGATCTGATCGTGCAGCTGTCCGACGACTGGGTTCCGCCTATCGGCTGGGACGCGAAGCTGCTGTCGCTCGTAGAAGGGCGCGACTTGCAGAAGGAGCCGCTCGTCATCGCGGTCCACGACGGCCACCGCACCGGCCCGCTCCTTTGTATGGCGATTCTTTCGCGCGCACGCTTCGAGCAGCAGGGCGGCGAGCTATTCCACGAGGGCTACGAGTCGGTGTTCTCCGACAACGAGTTCAGCCACCGAGCCTGGCGCGACGGCATCGTGATCGACGCGCGCCACCTCTACCGCTTCGAGCACCAGCATCCGGCCTTCAAGAAGGGCAACTGGGACGCGACCTACCAGCACAATAACACTAAGGAGCGTTACGACGCCGGCCTCGAGCTCTTCAAGCAGCGCAACCCAGACGCAGATTCCAAATGGACAACGCCCTAAATTTCGATTCCGAGTATGTCGTCGATTCGGCGACCGGCGCGCTGATGTCGCGCGACCGCACGATCCGCGCGCAGTACGATCACGCCTACGTCGCGCGCTATGAGAAGTACCCAGAGCGAGAGCTCTCGAAGATTCGCGCTGCGCTGTTTCGGCGCTTCTTTCCCGACGCGGAGGCCGTCTGCGACGTCGGCTGCGGCACCGGCGCGTTCCTGCGGGAGATCAACCGCAGTAGCGGTTGGGTCCATTGCTACGGCTACGACGTTTCCCCATATCCTGCGCCTTCGTTCGTGAAGATTGATCCAAACTGGCAGATCAATCGCTGGTCGGTGCTGACGTTCTTTGACTCGCTAGAGCACTTTGACCAGCTGCCGAGGTTCAAGGCGAGGAGCGTGATCGTCTCTGTGCCGTGGTATCACCCAGCGCTCGGCGCGGAATGGTTCTACCGCTGGAAGCACCGCCGCCCAGGTGAGCATCTCTGGCACTTCACGCCGGAAACGCTGGCAAACGCGATGGCGATCAACGGGCTTAGGCCGGTCTTCATCGGCTCGCCAGAGGACGCCGTCCGCAAAAATGATGGTGACTGGCCGAACATTCTCACGATGGTCTTTAAGGCGTGAGAATCTGCATCGTCTACCACCAGCGCCTCGGCGACATCATCCGCATCCTTCCGATTGCGCGGCATCTGGCGAGCCAAGGCCATTCGGTCTACGTCGAGTGCTTTGAGCAATACTGGGGGCTCTTCGGCTGCGTCAGCTACGTGCGGCCGTCGGATCCGAAGCAGCGCGACAAGATGCGCTTCGGCCGCGTGCTCGAGTTCGAGATCTGGCCGCACCGCTACGACGAATACCGCGCCAGCGGCAAGCCTTGGGGCGACTTCGTCTTCGGCCTTTTCCCCGAGTTCGCCCAACTGAACCAGCGGCCCGAGTTCGATTTGATCGACGAGCAGCCGCCGCTTGAGGACTACGGCTTCAGCCGCGAGATCTGCCTTCTGGCGCCGTTCGGCTACAGCCAGGGCAAGCAGTATCACGCCGGGGCGCTGATGGAAGCCTGCCGGCGCGTCGCCAAGCGGCCGATTGTCTTCCTCGCGGACGAGACGCAGGAGGCGAAGCTCCTGACTTGGCGCGTTCCGCAGACGATGATCCTGCGAGCTAAGTCGCCGGCGCACCTTCCGCGCATCATCCGCGACTCCGAGGAGATGTTCACGATCAACTCCTCCCCGTGCATAATCGCCGGCGCGGTGCGAAAGGAGTTCTGGCACGTCTCGTCTGGCGTCGCGCAGGATGACGCCTTCTCGCCGGCCTCGCGCGTTGTGACAGTTGGCGATTAAGTATGGCCGCAGTCCGCGACTTCGATCCCGTGCAGCTGGCGCTCGACCAGGGCGCCATCTTGGAGCAAGCCGGCATCACGTTCTCCTATCTCGGCAGCACGATCACCGGCGTCTGGTCTTCCAGCCGGAACCTTTTTGACGAGTTCGAGGATCAGCGCCGGGATGACGTGAAGTTCACGGTCTTCTTCACGACCTCCTCGGTAACGGGCACGCCGGCGCAGAGTCAGACGCTGGTGCGAGCCGGCACGACCTACTTCGTGGAGCAGGTGCGGTTCGACGCGGAGGGCGCAGGCTGCGAGATCGACGTCGCGAAGGTGATATGATCGACGTTAAGTTCGACACCTCGAAGCTGGAGTTTGCGCTGACGCGGCTTGCGCTGGCCGCGCGGATGGAGCTTGGGCCGATAATCAAGGAGGAGGGCCGCTTCGTTACCAAGACGCTGATCCAGTTTACGCCGCCGAAGAACCGCAAGCAGGGCACTACCGCCGTCGGCTCCGATATGTGGCGCCTCGCGGTGCCGCTGAGTTCGGCCAAGCTCGACGCCAAGGCCAGCCAGGGCGGCATTTACAAGTCGCTCGCGAAGCTGGTCCGCCGGCGCGAGACGCAGAAGATCAACCAGATGATGCGGAACCCTCGCATTTCCTTCTTCGGCGGACGCACGATGGTCGAGTCAGCCGAGCACCTCGCGTCTCTGCATCGCAAGGCGCGGAACAATTACGGCCGAATCAAGCGCGACCAGCGCCTGATGGCTTACGCCGAGGACCACTCAAGCCTGCGCCGCCAGATTCAAGACCGCGTCGGCTGGACGGCCTCGGGCTGGATCCCGACCGCGCGCGCGACCGGCGCGAAGTGGAAGAAGTTCTCAGATCGCTTCGGCAGCAAGTCCGGCAGCCAGCAGTCCAACTTCGGCCCGAATCCCTACCTGATCGCGACCAATAAGCAGGTTAAGATTCCGGGATACCAGCGCATCGTCGACGGCGCGATCCGCTCGCGGTCAAGGACTACGCTCAAGAAGGTCGACCGGCTGCTGGCCGGCAAGGCCGTCAACCTCGGATTCACTCGCGTCGAAGGCGCACAACCCATACCAGAAGCCGCGTGAGCACCCGCACCAACATCCGCAACGCCATCGGGCTCAAGCTGACGCAGGCTGGCGTCGTGCCCACAGCGAATCTCCTCAAGGGCCGCAACAACACGCTTGCCTCAACGAGCTTTCCGTCCGCCGCGGTTTACGCGGTCAACGAGCAAGTCGAGGTTCGGACGCTGGCGCCGTCAAATCGGACCCAGTACCGGACGCTGCAAGTGATGGTCGAGTATTTCACCGCGGAGGTGGCCGGCTCGACGACGATCATCGACGACCTCTTCGACACGGGCTCGGCCGCGGTCGAGGCCGCGGTGCTCGCTGACGTGACCCTGGGCGGCGTCTGTGATGACCTACTTCTGACGTCCGTCGATTATGTGATCGAGCCTGACGAAGAGCGTCGTTGGGGCGTCGCTCGTCACACCTTCTCCTGCATCTATTTAACCACCGACTAAAATGGCGAACCACTTAGGCCGCGAAGGCACCGTCAAAATCTCGTCGACCACCATCGGCGAGCTCCGCAACTACTCCTTGGCTCACTCCTCCGACGTCGTCGAGGACTCGGTCATTGGCGACACCTACCGCACGCGGAAGGCCACGCTGAAGACCTGGAGCGTCAACGGCGATCTCTACTGGGACGAAGTCGATGCCGGCCAGATCGCGCTGACCATCGGCTCCACCGTGACCGTGAACCTCTATCCCGAAGGCATCGCGTCGACGTCGACCTACTACTCCGGCAGCGGCATCGTGACGAAGTTCGACATCAGCGCCGCGTTCGATGGAATGGTCGAGGGCTCGATCAGCATCGAGGGCAACGGCGCGCTGTCCACTTTGACGGTCTGAGGTGAAGGATGGACGCTATTGACCTAGTTCGCGAACACTTCGCCTCCCTCGGCACCAAGAAGATTGAGGTGCCCGAGTGGAAGCTGACGATCCACGCTACTCCCGTCACGCTCGCCGAAAAGGCGCGCCTCTACAAGAAGAGCCGCGAGAGCGATATGGAGCTTCTCGTCGACATCCTTTTGATGAAGGCGACGAGCGAGGACGGGAAGAAGCTCTTCACCATCGAGGACAAGGCGGTGCTGCTCAACCGCGCGGACTCCAACGTCCTCGCGCGAGTGGCAAACGCTATCCTGGCCGACGATGCGCCGAAGGCTGAAGAGCTAAAAAACTAGCCGGCGGCGAGGCTGGTGCCGACCTCCTCGCCGTCTACGCGCTCGCGGATCGTCTCGGCAAGTTCGCTTACGAAGTCCTCCAGATGCCAGCCCACGAGATGAACGGCTGGATCGCCTACCTAAACCACCAGCAGCGAACCCAACACCGCAATGGCTAGCGCAACCTTTACCCTACGGGCCGTCGACGCGACGCGGGCTGCGTTCGCCTCGGTGCAAAATTCGCTGACTCGGCTGGAGAACCAGACGAAGGGCATCGCGAAGATCACGAAGCTCGCCTTCGGCGGCGAGGCGGTGCTCGGCACGCTGAATATGATGCGGCAGCGGCTCGACAAGGTGGTCGAGTCCGGCGCTGATATGGGCTTCTCCGACGAGCAGATCGCGGCGGCGATTCGCTTCGAGGACGTTATCAACGGGCTCCTAAATACGCTGACCAAGATCCCGCTCGCGATGGCGCAGATGGGCTTCGCGATTGGCAATGCCTTTGCTCCGCTGACTGAGGGCGAGATCGAGGAGCGGATCCGCCGAATCAAGTTCGACCGTGCGAAGAAGGAGATCGACGGAACGGTCGAGGCCACGCTCAAGCTCCAGCAGGAGTTCGATCTCCTGAGCGTCACGCAGGGCCAGGCCGCAGACGAGGCGCGTCGGCTGGCGATTGAGACGTTCAAGCAAGCGGTCGCGACGATGGCGACGGACCCAGCGAAGGGAATGAAGCTCCAGCAGGACGCGCTTGCGATGCTGAACCGCTCGAAGGAAACTGGCGTCACGCTCGACAAGGAGATCGTCGAGGCGCAGCGCGAGCTCAACAAGACGTTGCCGGAGGCGCAGCGCGTCGGGCTGTCTCAGGCAGAACTCATCGACGGCCTGCGGAATCGCTACAGCACGTTGACCTATGAGGTTTCCCAGCTGAACGTCGCGTTGTCAGCGTTTAAGGACGTGGGCGGTCCGGTCGGCGCCACGCAGGAGCAGATTGTCGCAAAGCTCAAGGAGCAGGCCGTGGTTTCCGCGCAGCTAAACAAGCTCCTTGAGGAGCAGGGTAAGGTCGCACGCGAGGCCGGCCAGATCACCGCAGGCGCCTTCGAGAACGCGATACTCTCCGGAGAGAAGCTGCGTGACACGATCAAGGCGCTCGCTCGCGATCTTCTCACGCTGCTCTTCCGGCAGCAGATCACCGAGCCGCTCGCGAAGGGCATCGGCTCCTTCTTCAAGACGCTTCCATTCTTCGCGAACGGCGGACCGATCACCGGCGGCCAACCGGCAATCGTCGGCGAGCGTGGGCCGGAGCTCTTCGTCCCTGGCACCTCGGGCCGAATCATCTCCAACTCCGCGATGAAGTCCAACGGAGGCACGCCGGTGGCCGCGGGCGTCACGGTCAACTACCACATCGCCGCCGGCGTCACCCGCGCCGAGCTCGTGCCGATCCTCGAAACGGAGCGGAAGCGCTTGAAGGCCGAAATCCCCGATATGGTGCGCCGCGGTGGCGCCTACCGCGCAGCGTTCGCGTAAGCTATGGCAATCTCCTACCCACTCACGCCGCCGTCTCCGTTCCGCATCTCCAAGCTGACGCTGTCGGGGATGAGCGCGACCTCGCGCAACGTCTCGCCGTTCACGTTTCAAACGCAGCAATACAACTGGCCGGGGCAAGCGTGGATGGGCTCGGTCGAGTGCCCGCCGATGACGCGCGCCGCGGCCGAGGAGGTGATCGGGTTCCTGCTGGCAGCGCAGCGCGGCACGTTCTACTTCCAAGACTACGCCAACACCTCCGTGCGGGGCAACGTGACTGGCACGCTGACCGTCAGCAGCGCGACCGCCAACACCTCGACTCTCGGCATTTCCGGCGCGACCGGCACCTTCGCGGTCGGAGACTGGCTTCAGATCGGCACGTCGCTCTACAAGGTCGTCCAGGTCAACTCCTCCAGCAGCGTCGACCTCTTTCCGGTGCTGCGCTCGAGCTACGCCGGCGGCACCGCGATCACCTACTCAAACGCCAAGGGCGTCTTCCGGCTGGCCGAGTCACGCACCGAGTGGTCGATTGAGCTCGCGAGCATCTACGGCATCACCTTCTCGATCGCGGAGGACGTCGCGCAATGAGCATCACAACCGCAGGCCGCACGCTCTCGGCGGCTATGGTGACCGAGGTGACGACGGTGCAGCTGGCGCCGGTCATCCTAGTCTCGCTTAGTTTCCCTTCCGCTTACACGCGCCTCTGGACCGGATACGGAACGCTGACTTACGCCGGCGTGCCTTACCTCGGCATCGGCACCTTCGGCAGCATCTCGCCGATTGAGGAGACAACCGACCTCGCGGCCCGCGGCATCTCGATGCGGCTCTCGGGCGTGCCGACCGCGAACATCGCGCTTGCGCTGACCGAGGATTACCAAGGCCGAGATTGCACGGTGCTCTTCGGTGCGCTCTCACCTACCGCCGGCACTCTGATCTCGTCGCCGGTGACCGTCTTCCAGGGGCGAATGGACGTGATGCAGATCTCGGACGACGGCCAGTCCGCGGACATCACGATGACGGCCGAGAACCGGCTCGTTGATTTCAAGCGCCCGCGCGAAGTGCGCTACACGCACGAGGAGCAGACGGCGCTTTTCCCAGGCGACCTCGGGCTGGAGTTCGTGACCGCGATCCAGGAGAAGGCCATTTACTGGGGCAACCCGAACCAGACGCAGCAAACGAACTGGAACGGCGGCGATAAGACGGGCGAAACCGGCTACGAATGAAGGCTGCCGACATTCCCGCGGAGCTTGTGCGATTTATCGAGGAGCGGCGCAGCCAGCCGTTCGCGTGGGGCGCGAATGACTGCTGCCTTTTCGCGGCCGACTGGGTCGCGCGGGCAACGGGCCGAGATCCCGCGGCGCACTACCGCGGCACGTATTCGAGCGGCATCGGAGCGCAGCGCATCATCGACAAGGCCGGCGGGATTCTGGAACTCGCGCGCGAGCTTGGGCTCGAGCCGACGCAGATCGGCCTTGCTCGCCGCGGTGACGTGATCGCCCGCGACGTGGGCAATGGCATCGGGCTGGGCGTCTGCGTGGGCAACGCTGCCGCCTTCGTGGGCCGCGATGGGCTGGAGTTCCTCGACCTCAACGGCGCCGCCTGCTGGCGCCTCTAACTATGCCGCAAGTAGCCGTCGTCGTATGGATTGCTTTGATGGATGTGGGGCTGAGTGTCGCCGCGGCAAACGCGGTGATGTTCGTGCTCAAGTTCATCGCGACGACCGCTGCCTCGATGGCGGCCTCGAAGCTACTGGCGCCGAAGGCTCCGAGCTACTCCGACCCGTCGCTCACCGACCGCTCGCAGATGATCCGCTCGCCGATTGCGGCGCGTCAGATCGTCTACGGCCAGACGAAGACCTCGGGCGTCATCGTCTACATCTCGACGACGGGAACAAAGAACGAGTATCTGCACCTCGTCGTCGCGATGGCCGGCCACGAGGTCGAGGAGATCGGTGATGTCTACTTCAACGATGAGCTCGCGCTAACTGGCGCGGGCAGCGCCGCCCAGGGCCGCTTCACGGGCTACGCCGAGATCTACAAGAAGCTTGGATCCGACACGCAGACGGTCGAGACGAACCTCCAGACGGCGACATCCGGCCTTACCGACGGCAAGTGGACGAGCAATCACCGGCTCCGCGGCATCGCTTACATCTACGTGCGCCTCGTCTGGAACCAAGAGGTCTGGACCGGCGGCATCCCGAACATATCCGCGGTGGTCAAGGGCAAGAAGGTCTACGATCCGCGCACGACGACGACGGCTTACTCGGCCAACCCTGCGCTGTGCCTGCGCGACTACCTGACCAGTTCGTTGGGGATGGCGATGGACTCGGCCGAGGTCGACGACACGGCCGTGAGCGCCGCGGCGAACATCTGCGACGAGCAAGTCGAGATCAAGCCGGTCACCTCGCCGGCCACCTACGAGAACCGATACGAGGCGAACGGCGTCCTTTACACCAGCGCCTCGCCCGACGAGAACATCGGCAAGCTAATCACCGCGATGGGCGGTCTGATCGCCTACTCGGGAGGCAAGGTCGTGGTCTATGCGGCCGGCTACCGGATCCCGACCGTCACGCTGACCGAGAAGCACTTCGCCGGCCAGATGACGGTGCAGACCAAGACCTCGGCGCGCGACCGCGTGAATGGGGTTAAGGGCGTCTACGTCTCGCCGCAAAACGATTGGCAGCCGTCCGACTTCCCGCAGATCACGTCGACGACCTACGTCACCAAGGACGCCGGCATCCGCTACTGGCGCGACGTGGCTCTCCCATTCACGACCTCGCCTTCGTGCGCCCAGCGTCTCGCCGTGATCGAACTGCGCCGCGCTCGCGAGGAGATCACGATGACCGCGCGCTTCCGCCTCGAGGCGATGCAAGTGCGGGCCGGCGATACGGTGATGATTACCAACTCGAAGATGGGCTGGACCCAGAAGGTCTTCGAGGTGATGGAGTGGAACTTCGCGAGCGATGGCAGTCCGCCGCAGCTGGCGATTGAGATGACGCTGCGCGAGACGGCGTCGACGGTCTACGACTGGACGGTGGCGGACGAGATCTACGTCGACGACGCGCCGAACACGACGCTGCCGAATCCCTTCACGCTCTCCGCGCCGACCAACCTCACGCTCACCGCGGACGGCACGACACAGCAGATCCAGGCGGACGGCACCGCGCTGCCTCGCATCCTCGTCTCGTGGTCCGCGCCTGCGGAGGAGTTCATCCAGGCCGGCGGCAATGTCGGCATTGAATACAAGGAGAGCACCTCGACGACCTACCTTACGTGGAACACCGTTCCCGGCGATCAGACGAGGGATTACATCTCAAGCGACGTTAAGATCGGACTGACGTACAACGTCCGCATCTTTGGCGAGAGCTTCTTCAAGGTCTCGACCTCCTACGTGACCGCGACGGTCAACGTGCAGAAGGACACGGTCGCGCCCAGCATCCCGACGAACCTAGTCGCGACCATCGGCACGGGCTCCGCGGTGGGCCTTGACTGGGATGATTCGACCGCGCCCGATTTCTCCGAGTACGGCATCTACCGCAACACGACCGGCGTGACTCCCGCCAACGCGAACACGAACAAGATCGCCGAAGTCGACGCCTCGCGGTTTGTCGACGTGGACGTCGCGGTTGGCACGACGTATTATTACTGGGTCAACGCTTACGACGCGCTCGAGAACGTTTCCGGCTTCGCAACCCGCGTGCAGGCGACTCCAGTCGCGATCACCGCCGGGGCCGTTTCCAACGTTGCGCCGTCCACGCCGAACGCGCCGACCTACGCGAGCGAAACAACCTACCTCGCGACGGACGGCACGGCTCTCGCCCGCATCACGGTCACGGCGCCTGCGATGCCGACCGGCGGCGCGCTGCTCCAGATCCTTTACCGGCGCAGCGGGGCCAGCGAATGGGTCGTCGCGAACGTGCTGTCGTCTGGCTCAATTGCGGCGTCTATCGACGACCTTGCGCCTGGCGTCGCATATGAGTTCGCGGCCAGAGCGATCTCCTTCTCGAACACGCCCAGCACGATCTCCTCGACGCTTTCGCGCACGGCTCCGAATTACTCTGGCAGCGTCACGACTCCGACCGGCGGAGCGCTTTCCGCAGATGGCGTTAAGCCGGCCTACATCACCGGAACTACGACATTCCTTTTCGGCACGCGCGTCTCTTGGAGTCCGAACACGCAGTCGGACTTTTCGTATTACGAGGTCAAGGTGACGGGAACTAATTCGGACGGCGCGACCGACTATTCGTGGTCGCCGGCTACCGGATCTAACGCGCCGATCACGACGCGCGAGACCGAGTGCTTTTTCTACAACGCAACGCTGGCCGCCGGTTACGTGCGCCTGCGAGCAGTCAATCGGACTGGAAGCGTCTCCGCTTGGGCAAGTCTCGGCAACGCGAACGGAGCAGCCAATATCGGCACCGGCAGTATCTCGAAGTATTCTGACTCGAACGTCACCACGACTGGCATCAAGACCGGCGGCGGTAGCAGCACGCGACAGATAAACGTCATCTTTTCGGACTCGGTCGTCGTTTCTCTAGCGGGCGGCGCGACCACCGAGAACTTCAACGTCTCGCTGACCAACCGCGGCTTTGGCGCCAAGCCTGACATCGGCACCGCGCAATGCGCTTCCAACGCCAACCTCGTCGCGGCCTACGACTTCGACGCGGCGGGCAACTCAAGCACAAACGCGGTCGTGCGCGTGACCACGCTTGACGGCACCAACGTGCCAGCGGGTAACGCGCGCTTCTCGGTCGAGTTCACCGAATACACCTGACCTATGGCTCTCCAGAAAACCTTCACCCTGCCGAGCGGCATCTCGGGCAACTACATCCGCCTCGTGGCTCACCGCTGGGACCGGGCCGCGCGGGAGTCGTCTGCGCTGTTCGCGCTCTACGTCGACGCGGCCGCGGCTCATTCGGGCAAGGCGCCGCTCACGCCTTGGATCGCGAAGCTCTGGCTGCGCGGCGACAAGTTCGACCAGTATCTGAGCAACGCGGAGCTCTCGAGCCCAGGCATCCTCGCGCAACTCTACGTGGCGGCGAAGGCCGAGCCGATCAGCTGTGACTTCGGCAGCGATGCGCTCGCGGACGCCGTCGACGTCTGACTGTCAGATTCCGCCGGACAGAATGTTGAGAAAAAGAGTTGACTAGCTCGTTGCGCGTCTCCTTGGTCAAGGGCGCAACGACAATGATCCGCTCACTAATCCTCCTCGCGCTGGCTTCTGCCAGCCACGCCGCGCCGCCTGAGTCATTCTGGCGGGCGCTCCACCAGGTAGAAACCAGCGGCCGCACCGGCGCCATCCTAGGCGACAACGGCCGGTCGCTCGGCCCGCTGCAAATCTCGCGCGCCTATCACGCCGACTCGCGCGTCGGCGGCTCCTACGAGCAGGTGACTGACCTCGCCTACGCGCGCCGCGTCGCGACCGCCTACCTCAAGCGTTACGCGCCTGCTGCGTGGGAAGCTGGCGACGTGGCGACGCTGGCGCGGATCCACAACGGCGGCCCGACCGGACATCGCAAGGCGGCGACGCTTGGCTACGCGGAGAAGGTGCGGAGGGCCAGCCGATGAACCGCGCGACCAAGGCGCTGTTTGCGTCGGGCCTCGCCTACTCGCACTACGCGCTCGGGAAGGCGGTCGTCTTCCGCGATCAATCGAAGCGGCAGCACAGCTTGCTCAATCGGCGGCTGCTGCGCCAGTCGATGCGCGATCAGGCGCTCGCTTACGCACGGGAGGTACGCTGGCTCCG